AAGTGGATCGTATGTTGTAGTTCCCGAATAAAGATTACGAAATATCATTTTACTCTTACCATATATTTTGTACTTAGTACTTTCGTTCCTTTCTTTTCGATACAATTCCGCAATGTCAAGAATTATAGTTCTATCACCCTCACGCAATAATTGTTCGTCCCTTTCAAGACCGACCTTAATATTTAAGTTTTCAGCTTCAGATCCACTGTATCTTTTCGTGGGATGTACAATTTTCTTATTCTCCATTATTGTATATTAAATAAATAATTTCTAATTGATTTTAATAATGTATATGGTTGTTTAGATTCTTCACAAATTCCCATTTCTTTCATGGTCTTGTCATATTCATATGCCATACCACATCTCCCCCAATTAATTTTTTCATTTTCATCCCTTCTAATTGTGTTTACAACCATCACCTCATCATGTTCAAATCCGTATTTACTTTCGGGAGTATCATTTATAATTTTTTGACTTAATCCTCTTTCTTTACACTTACATTTGTTCATTTTTGATGTCAGTTTGTAATTACCCGACATACCATAAATTTCCATACCATCATAATACTCAGATAACTCCATAATTTTTCTAAGTGTTGATCCACTGTAACATGTGGTAAACATTATTTTAGTGTCATGAGTTATTATTGGTTTTAACGAATCAATCACTTTAATAACGTCTCCCTTAGATAATCCCTCAACTAAACTATAACCAGTACCATAACTTGTTAGGTTAATTTGTTTAAGTTTTACCCCCTCGTATTTAGTTATAAATTTCTCAATATCCTTAATAATATCATCTACGTTATTTGTTGATCCGATTACACTATGTGTGATCTTAGAAAGGAATTTATACAAACGCCTTTCTTCGTTTTTATATAAAAAATAAATTATTAAATGACTCGGTTTCCTTTTCATGTTATTTTGGTCCGAAATTTTCAATGAACTTATCATATGCCGTTTTTCCTTTTCTAAGACCTAACTGATAGTGGAATGGAACCCCAATCTCCATTATATGTCTTTGTGTTCCATTTACAGTATACTCTTTGTAATTGTCATTAGCTTTAAGTTTATTACCATTAACTTCAAGACAATCCCTAATTGGGGGTAATAAATAGGGACTGAAGTATAGATCATCTGATGGGTCAGAATTTAGATCAGTATTTAAGTTTGCCTTAAATTGTTGAATTCTTTGATTGTATATTTTATCATCATAATAGTCTTGGTTTTCTCCGTTACCCGCATTTTCACCAAAACCATGACCTCTCGTATCCCACATGAAATATGGTACCTTTTGTGAGGTATCTCCCAATCTACCAGGTTCATTTAAACAAGCCCTTACTAATACTCCCGACTGTTCTAATTCAGGTGTATCAGGATCATCTTCTGAGTAAACAAAATTAAGACCAATAGGTCCCTTACTGTCGAATACAGTTGAGTATTGATCGATGTATGGTGAGTCAATTTCCTCATACTCAAATGGGTATATACCTGTTTGTGTATTAAAATTCATTAATTGAGCAATATCACCATCAATTTTACCGTTACTTCTCGCATCGAATAAATCCTCAACATCCAATCTTCCCCTTTCTTTTATTTCTTTAGATTGTATTATATATTCCATCAAATCATCCAAACCTTTGTATGATGTTGAACCAATACTTCTCGATATTGAACAATTAGGATCTAATTCGGGATCTATACAAACTTCTTTTAACCATGTATTTCTCGGACCTAAGTCAACTACCGTCGTTGGAAAATTAATCTCTACTTGACTAATTATAAAATTGTTATTTGGAAATAACACACCTTTTCTCGATCCATAGAAACCTTTCGTTTTTTTACCGTATTCTTCGGTTAAAGAAGTATTAACCCCGTTTTGATTACCACTATTGTTGTAATTGTATTGAGTTTCCCCATTTGATGTAAAATTTGGGTTATATGGTGTTGATCTATAGTAATAGTGTATTCCATTCTCATCCTCCTTTCTATAGAGACAATCTTTACAATATTTACTACTACCTCTCTTCATAAATTGGAAAAAGTATAATGCCCCATTTAACCATGAGTTAGAAAAAGTATAGGAGACTACACCCCCACACATTAACTTACCAAATAATTTTCTTCTTCGGTATGAATTCAGTAATTCACCAGTCCTCCCGGCAAGGGGTACAATAGTAAAAACACCATCCCTGAATTCTGAATATCCCGAAACGGTACCGTCTTGAGTAAGATCATTATCCACGGTATATGGACCTTTTTTCTTAACTGCACCGTAATATGCACCGTTTAAAATACAGTGAGCAACATTATTCTCAAATGATTTATCATTTGCATAAACACTTCTCTTTTCATGTTTAGAAATAACCGCCATAATATTATATGGTGGTCTTGGTTCACACTCAACTTCATTTAAACCAAATAAATTAGTTTCATAATTTGCAGTTGTGTCATATTGACTCCACATTGGTGTAGTACCCCATCTGTTGGGTGTAAACGCAACGACTCCAGATTTTGGTTGGTGATCCATGACTTCATTTCTCGCTTCAACGTATGTTTCAATAATGTTACCATTATACCCCGTTAGTGGTGATATAAACGGTCTAAGTTTCATATCACCCACTTTACCACTCTCATCTTCAATAATGAAATCGTATTTGGAACAACCACTCTCAATTTCGGTAAATGTTACTGTTGAGGGATCAATATCTGCCACTTTCCATATTTTATTAACCACAACAACTCCTTCAGATGAATGACATGTACCATTCACCGTCTCATCTACGGGTTTGTTATAGGCAGTGGCAATGGTGTCAGAAATTAACCCATATGCACCAACTATTTTCCAACTACTCACATCCGCATCCCACACAATTTGGTACGTTTGCCCAATACCAACAGGAATATACTCCTCACCCGCACCATATATATCAATTGATATAAGAAACGTTTGAAACAGGAGATCCCCATCATCAGGATTTAGGTTAACCCCCGTTGGGGTTATAGTATATTGATTAAAATAAAGATCAGTATCAGGACTAAATGATGATCCTCCACTTATATCTACGTAATTATCAACCGTTAACCCGACGTTGGTAAAGGTTGATTGTTGGTTTTTTCTACCGTTGAATGTTGCACTTTGTGCATCATTAAGTGTTAATGTGGTTGAATTACCTGAACAATCATTATAGTTGACAGATTTCTGAACTCCCGTATTATTAGTAACATCGTATTTGGCACAATTACTACTGGCCACAATATACCTTTCGGTAAAATTTTGGTTCGATGAATACGTACCTCCGGTTATTGAGGGGTAGTCAGATTCCTCTATTAAATCCACGTTAGGAACAACTTCACCCTCTTCATTGTCTTCCTCACAATCATAACAATCAGGATACGTTATCAATTGTAATTTAAAAATACTCTTAAATTGGTATTCTTTAGCTCTTTTAAACATTTTAGCTGCCGCTCTATTAGAAACCCCCGTACTACCGAGTAATTCCGCTATTGCATATAATATCTGACCCACTAATTCCTTAAAAAACAACTGTAATCTTAAACCAATCCATTCTATAAAACTTACTATGGTTAATATGAAGAAATTAAATCTATGATTTCTAACTCCGTCGTTTATTGGAAAATAGTTGTTTGTATTTGAACAATCGTCCTTTTCCGCAGGCCATATTTCCTTTATTCCAATAAAAGATTCATTTCTGTCTTTAACAAAAAACCTAAACACAGATTCCAAACCACTTTTCTTATAGTATTGATTTATAAAATTCGATGCTGTGTATACTCTCCCATATCTAAATTGGTAAAAGTAGTCTTGTGGTACACCTAATTGATTGTCATTAATTGCGTCTTGACTAACACCCGCAATCTCATCAATTGCTTGACTTGGATAATCATCAAGGTTAACCGAAAACGCATATGATTTTTCATCAATAGTACTTGGACCACCTAAGTAAGATGAATCTCCATTATGGTATTCTCTAACGTTAGGTATGAGGAACTTTCCAGTAAATCTATTCCTTTCACCCGTATCTTCATTTAGACTTAATCTAAATCGATAATTACCCTTGGTTGCAATACCTTTATTTCTATCTTTAGTTGTTACCGTTTCACCAAACTCGTTGGTGATTATTCTTTTGAGGTTCATTGGTACCCTGAAAAAATAGACCCCATTTTCATCAATAAGAGAATCAATTGCTATGGATTCAAGTATTGGTCTACCCATATTAGGGGTACCATCTAAATTTTTTTCATATTGACCACTGAATCTGACCGCCTCTATGTCACCAGGTAATGTAGTTAGTCTACATTTTTCACCCATTTGGTTATCCACGTTACAATTTACTCTAAGAGCATCCTTACCTGAATCAGTAAATGACCCACCCATCATAATAGAATATGGTTCAATACGTATTCCCTGTTCTTTTAAATCAAAATCAGTTCTTGTAATACCAATCTCACATAAATCTTCATTACCCCAAAAAGGATAAATTTCTATGGTTTTTTCAAATGTCGTAATTTGAGGTAGTCCCGCAAGGTTATTGGATTTCATGTAGGTATATCCATTTTCAAACTTTTGTTCAGATACTCCCTCGTATACGAAATCGTAAGGGACAAGTGATTGACACCCCATATCGGACATATCAACATCCACATGTATTGTTTGTTGACCGACAGGTACTCCCCAAATCATGAAGTCTCCCGAATCGTTTGTCTTTACCGTGTATTTGTAATATTTTTCGTAAACCTCTAAGACCTCTTCTCTCCCCAAGATATCCTCTTGATCGGGAAATGTACCCGTAGGTGTGTGTCCTGTGTGTTGTTTTCTTGATGGTAGTAAATTATACTTATATCCATCGTCATTTGTTTCGGAGGGTGAAGTGTAAGGGTACAACGCACTGATAATTGGGTCATTACTATCCTCATCACTTAATGGAATAAAAATAGACACCCTTGCGTTTGCAACCCCAAAACCATCATTAACGGAAATACGACCAGCCACAACGCCATAATCAGCACAAAGCGAAGTATATATATCTTGTTGTGTAAATTTTAGAGAAAGAATTTCTAAAAGATCATAGTCCTGTTTTATCTCAACAGTCAATTTTTGATCCTGACCAATCTCAGTTCGTATTCTGTGTTTTTGCATCATATATTATAAATAGATTATAACCTATTTTCCTATTATAATAATAATACAGAAAAACTTAATTAAAATGTAGTGGAAGAGAGAGTTTTTATTCTAACTTTAATATCTTTCTTAGGGAACCTAATTTGAAAAATTTGATTATTTTTCATGTAAACAGTAGAATCCGATTGTTGTATCTCCTTTGTTGCTTCACTAACATAACCCTGTGATACCTCAGCCATCGAGTATTCTCCTTCAGTTTTACCAAAGACTCTAAGGTCAACAACATTCACAACACCTACAACATCTCCAACAGTTTTCTTTAGTTCACCAACAAATAATGGATCACCCATTTTTCTTCCTTCAATAGCAAAGTAATTGGTTGCCGATTCTATTACGTCTTTAAGAACCTCAGTTTGTGTCGTGTTTTTATCAATGACTAAATCAATTTCTAAACCTAAATCGATTACCTCCCCACTAACAATATCCAAATAATCATTTATCATTCTGTAATTAGACAAATAGTTTAGTATGTTATTTTTTAATGTCGTTGAGACTGTATCGGTTAAAGTACCATCACTATTATATGAAAGTAATTTAATCCTAATTTTATTATCTTCTTCCATCACGTTAACCTTTGCAGGTGCTCCGTATGTTGATGGCATTGTTTCTATTAATGACTTATAATCGTTAAGTGTAACCGCTCTATTCTGTGCTGAAAAGTTATATCCAACCATATTTCTAATTTCTTCAATTGTTGGTTGATCAGCCCCACCAACAGCCGGAGTCACATTAGTAACTCTCAATGATTGTATTACTTGGTTATTTACATTGGTCAATGGACCACTTACATTAAATTCCACATTATCCACACTTGAAATGACATTAACACCTAAATTTGTGTCTTTCCCACCCCCGATTCGGTATTTTATGAAAACTGTATTGTTTGATTTCGGTGTTGCACCTAACGATAAATTATTTAAATAAGACCCGAGACTAACCTTTAGAGACCCGTCGTTGAACGAATCTAAGTTATCTAATGGATCGATTGTTCCTGAACCAAAAGTCACTGACATGTAACCTTCTGGTGTATATTCACTAATGAATTTATTTGTAACCCTTTTGTTGTCACCAGCAATGAAATTTTTCTTATCAGACGCTGATGTTGGGTTTGGTATGAAAACCTTATCCTCCATCAAAGATTTCACCTCATACCATTTATTTGATGAGTTTGAAAATTCCGAAGATGATGGGTTAGATGTAAAGTTTGTTCCCTCTTTATGTATAATTGAAACCACACCCAAAACATTTTGCTCGGGTAAGTATAATTTTAAAAATGGTTTTTGATCTTGTGATGTGATCACTCTTCTGTATACCCTTGACACTCCATTTACCACCGCTTCACGCTTGGTTATGGTATATGACACTAATTTATTATTACTGTCAAAATTGGGTATTTTTAATCTGTTTGGTTCACCTTTATTATTGAATGGATTTGAAAAATCCATATCCTCAATAGTTTCAAATATTTGACCACCGCCCGAAATTTGTGCTCCGGATCTAACAATACCTAAGTATCTTTCATCCTCTTTGTCACCTCTTACTGGTACGTTAATTGAGAAATCAGATAATGACACTGATGGTCTATTACCAGGTATTCTCATACCGTATGTTTTTGCAATATGAAATAGAGATCTTCTTTGTTGTGCGAAATCCAACATAGTTTCTTGCCACACTCTATCAATATGATAGTGAAGGTTATCCCCAATTGCAGCATTCAAATCTAATAACACCGAAAAAATCGAAGCATCGTTTGTATTCTGAACTAACTCAGGGTAGTATTCTTTACTTAAATTAACAAGTTCTTCTCTTAATCCCGCAAAATCCCTTGTTGAGTATGATATTTTCTTCGCCATTTTATATATTAATTATAACAAAATCTGATGAGTTAAACGCACCATTATTAACCGTATAGTCTATTTTAACCTTTGCTGTATATGGTTTAGTTGAGGAGTCCCCCAATCTATATAACCTCTCGTCTGTTTCTTCGTCAACGGTAGTTACTGGATCGGTGTTATCTTCAGCAGACTCAACCTTTATTGAATTAATATCTAAATTTGGTAGATATTTCTTACACCCCTCACGAATTTCCTCTTCAATTAAATTAAAAGTTATAATATCGTTCTGATCGAATATATATTCGTATATCCTCGTACCAAAGTCGGGTAAGTAATATCGACTACCTTTCTTTGTTAAAATAAGGTGTATAAGGTTAGCCCTAACCTCTTTTTCAGGTGTAGTGGTTAACTTTAAATAATCTCCATTTGTACTTTCTCTAAAAGGAAAGTCAATTCCATAGGTTAATGCCATACTAATAAATATAATCATTAATAAAATGGTGTTAAATAAAAAACCCCCAATGAAGGAGGTTTTAAAAAAAATAAATAAAATGTAGTTCTAAGAACCACACCCCTCACAATCAAACGGTGAATCGTCAGGTCTTATCTCCTGATTGGTTACCATTTTTAACTCCTTATTTTCACTTAAAAGTGAGTTCGATGTTGGTATTGGAATTTCAACCACTTCTTTTATCGTTTCTGAACTTACATTAGGTTGTGATTTAGATGTGTTAATACCCAACCCCTTCAAAGGATCTACAGCCGATCTCGTTCTTAAGTAATACATACCTGTTTTTAAACCTAACTTCCACCCGTGTAGGTGTGCCGCCAATAGTTTTGCTTTAGTTGCATTACTAATAAACAGGTTCAAAGATTGTGATTGATCAATAAAAACCGACCTGTTAGCCGCCATATTAAGTAATCTTTTTTGAGACATTTCCCAAACAGTCTTATAAATCTCTTTAATTTCTGTTGGTACCTCGGGTATGTTCTGTACAGACCCGTTTTCCATAATTAATTTATCTTTAATGTCGTCACCCCATAAACCTACGGACATAAGTTCATTAACTAAATGTTTATTAATTACAACAAACTCACCACCCAACGTTCTTCTTGAATAAAGATTTGTTGTAAATGGTTCAAATGCTTCGTTATTACCAAGGATCTGAGCGGTAGATGCGGTTGGCATCGGTGCAAGTAATAGTGAATTTTTCACACCGAATTTCACCACTTCTTTTCTAAGTGATGTCCAGTCCCATCTACCTGATAGATCTTTATCTTTTAATCCCCACATCTGATATTGGAATATTCCTTTCTCAATAGGTGATCCCTCAATTGATTCGTATGGTCCACTAATCTTAGCAAGATCTTTAGATGATGTCATTGCCGCAAAATATATGGTTTCAAAAATGTTAGTCTGTAGTGTATCCGAATCTTCCGATTCAAAAGGTAATCTTAACATACAGAAAACATCTGCTAATCCCTGAACTCCAAGACCCACTGGTCTGTGACGCATATTAGACTTTAACGTTTCTTTGGTTGGGTAGAAGTTTAAATCAATTACATTGTTTAAATTCTTTACCACTTGGTAAACATATTGATATAATAGGTCGTGATTAAACTCCCCATCAATAATATATTTCGGTAACGCAATAGATGCTAAATTACACACAGCCTGTTCATCAGGACTTGAGTATTCTATAATCTCAGTACAAAGGTTTGAAGACTTAATAGTCCCTAAATTTTGTTGATTTGATTTATAATTTGCAGGATCTTTATACAACATGTATGGAGTACCTGTCTCAATCTGAGCAGTTAAGATAGCGTCCATTAATTTTCTTGCTTTCAACACTCTACGACCTTTACCTTCACTTTCATACTTTTCGTACAATTCTGTAAAGTTTTTATTATCGGGTGAGTCATAAACATCAGAAAGACCAGGTGCCTCATCAGGTGAAAATAGTGTCCAATCACCATCCTCTTGTACTCTTTGCATAAATAAATCAGGTGTCCACATTGCAAGAAATAAATCCCTCGCTCTCATTTCTTCTTTACCGTGATTCTTTCTCAGATCAATAAATTCAAAAATATCAGAGTGCCATGGTTCAAGATACACAGCAAAAGAACCTTTTCTTTTACCACCTTGATTAATCCATCGAGCAACTTCGTTATATGTTTTCATCATTGGGAGTAAACCATCTGATTCACCACCAGTACCTTTGATATAAGAACCTTTTGCCCTTACATCGTGAACGTGTAATCCAATACCACCAGCCCATTTAGAAATATTGGCAACATCTTGAATTGTATCAAATAACCCATTAATATCATCACCCTTGTTTCCAATTAGGAAACACGAAGACATTTGTGGTCTACGAGTACCCGCATTGAATAGTGTTGGTGTTGCGTGAGTGTAAAAGTGTTGTGATAAGTCGTCGTATATTCTAAGACCCTCTTCCAAATCAAAATTACATATACCCATTGCAACTCTCATGTACATA